GGAAGAAAAACGGGCTTCCTGAGTACGTCATACGATAAATCGCACGTTCTAGGAACACTAGACCATACTCACCACCCGCTAAACCTGTGATATTCCCACCATCAGGTAGGTATTGAGAGTCAGATTGGCTAGAAGCACTAGCAACCCAATTCAATTCGTTGTTAATGTCTGACCAGTAGACAGTAGATTCACCGCCAGAAATGTTAGCAGCGACCACAAAGTCACGAACTACCGTTACAAACTTAGCTGGTGGAGCATTGCCAGTCGCTGTGATGGTCGTACTAGATACCGTTTGACTAGCACTTACCGTATAAGTACCTGTACCACCAGTTCCAGTACCGTAAGCCGTAATCCTAGTACCGCCTGTAACACCTGTTCCGCTAATGGTCTGACCTACTACGACACTTCCGTAAGCCATAGAGGAAACAGTCAGCGTAGTGCCTGAAATAGACCCTGTGAATCGAGCATCATCCAACCCATAGAAGTATGCCCCACCAGACAAATCAAACGATTGCAGCTTGTCTAAGCCGTTAGCAACGATCATCTTCGACCCGAACTGAGTCACATCCCACGATGAAACAGTCGTGTAACCCGTAGTCGTTAACGGATCAAGTGTCGTATCGCTAGAATCAAACTTATAGATTTGAGTAGCACCAGCAGCAAATAGCGAGTTAGTACCAGCGTACTTACCCGCAAACGCTACCAATAACGATTGACCTGCGTTAGATGAGTAATCAGCTACATCACGAATAGGCGCATAACCGTTAAGTACCGGATAACAGTTCTTGGCATCCGTTACACCGCCAGCGATTCCCGGCTGGTCTGGTGTCCACTCACCAAAGTTTATTCTTGTCGTAGCCATGTATCACCCACAGGAGCAACTTTTACCCATTCTTCACCGTAAATCATGCCTTTAGCCGTTACCACAGACCGACCAGTAATCGACCCTACAGCAGTTGATCTACGAACACCACCAGTAGCCCTAACGTCAGCTTTGCCTAATACACCAGCACTTGCCAAAACAGCATTGTTAGCAATAGCCGTAAATATCGCTCTGCCTGTAATAGCACCTGACGCAAACTTAGCCGTACCACCAGCAGCCGTTACTATTGATCGACCATTAATAGCAGCAGTACCAACTCGTACATAACCACCGTTAGCCGTTACCGTTGCTCTACCTATGATAGAAGCATTGCCTTGTATCGGCCCTTCATAGGCCGTTACGATAGCCCTACCGAGGATTGCAGCAGACGCATTAGCCTGACGAGTACCAGCAGCCGTTACAACAGCACGACCAGTAACGCTACCAGTCGCAGGAACTAAAGTCGTTATCCTGAGTTCGGATAAAGCAGCAGACGATAGCGGAGTAAATCCGAGCATTTATGGCTCCACAGGCCATGCAACATCCCAAGGGAACCCCGCCTGCGTCGGCACATCGCGCAAAGCCTGACGGTAGGTAGCCCATGCAGCCTTATCTACAGGCGAGTCTTCTACCTGCGTCCAGTCTGATTCTGCCAGCCTGCGGCTACGCTCTGAACGCATGGAAGCAGCCTGTTGCTCATCCAAAGCGGCTTTGGCTTCATCACCCATGTCGGCTACGGCAAACTTGGTGTACCACTTACCATCTACCTGCTCTACGCCATCACGGTAAGCAACTTGGTAGCGAGTAGGCTGCGCTTGTGGCCCGTTAAAAACAGGATCAGCACCAAACGCATCTAAGATTTCCTCGACCAAAACTTGAGGAAATCCTGTGTTTGGATGCATTGCGCGGAACTCGCTACTTGTTACTACCGCGCCAGTTTCTCGTATTCTGATTTCCATAATGACCTCAGGCTATTGCTAGATTATTGCCGTAACTAAAACCAAACTTCTGATTTTTAGCACGCCACTCAATTGTTGATTTTTTAATCCCCAAAGCATTTGCAGCTAACTTAGCGGTAGCAAAAAATCCTTCAGGCGTAGTTACACCGATTGCGTTGTAATGTTTTCCACCACTGATAGATGCACTAAACTTTGCCTTTACTTCTGGTCTGTGCATTGGATTTTTTAAACCAACCGCCCAAGGTTTTGGTTTGCCAGACAATGCCTTAGATTTTTTAAGCTTTGTTTTTTCACTATCGGGCTTTCCTAAATTACCATCGCTGACATTTATTTTACCCAATCCAATAAACACATTTCCAATTTCATAACAACCCAAGTCACCAATTCTGCACATACAATATTTGTTTGCTCCGCGACCTCTTTGATCCCATTTACCGGAATCAACCCATATTTGCTTCCACTCATCAAAAGTCAATTTGAACTCAATGTTACGAGTTTTAGCATTTGATTTGTGTTGCGAATACGCTTTTTTGTAAGGGTCTTTTGTCATATTCAACTGATGGCAAGAAAAATGTATGTACCGCCGTTAGCATTCAATCCTGCTGGTGCTGCTGCGGTTACTCGGAACCCAACAGATGTTGTGTCTACATAGTTGGTGTTGGTTACTTCAGCGGCAGTTGAGTTCAAGAACATATATGGATCATTACCGCTTGTGATCCCCCGTGTTGAGTCATACACCCACCAGTCACCCGTAGAGTCAGTGCGCTTGATAAGAATGAATCTAGCGCCAGTAGAAAAACCACAGTTAATGGTTTGTAAAGCACCCGTGCCTGTGTAACTACCTACTTTTGATACGCCAGCTACTGTGGCGAATAGGTAGACAACATTGTTATATGCTGCGTTGGTAAGGTCAGGAGCAAATGTAACTGTTGTTGCTGTTCTGTTATATATAAAATTCGCCCCATTATCTGTTTGAGCATTAGTTGCATTTAATGTTAAAAAATATGTATCAGGATTTGTCAAACCAACACAAGTTACTTTCCAACCAAAACCAGTTTGATTTCTGGCTTTCCATATAACTAATTCAGGAGCAACTCCTAAATTGTGATTTACAGCAAGAGCCGATCCCGTTCCCGTATAGCACACCACATCAAAGAAACCGGGGGCGCGTTGGAAAGCGTAGTTAATGTAGCCAGATGCATTTCCTGAAAAGGTAGTAAACCTGAAATTAACATTACTATCAAAAGCGCCAGATGAAGCAACCTCAGCGGCTGTTGTGTTTGGCTTCAAGTATGGGTTGCCGCGCAGACGATCAAAGTCGTACCAAGCATCGCCGTTTGTACGATTGCCGTACCAACATGAGTCCACAGGGAAGTTTGTAGTGACGGTATATGTTCCACTGGACGATGCAAGCGCAGGTAAAAACACACTCGTACCACTCGTCGGTGTTTTCATCGGGCCGCGACGGATGGCGATGTAGATGTAGGTTGCTGATGCAGATAGAGGGCCTGAGTTATTAGGGTCACCAAACCCCGTAGATAATGGAACAACTTGATACCCTGCGGATTCAGCCGCAGAAGATTGCGCCTCAAGGTATCTATTTCCGGTTTGCGCAAAACCACGCATATTGTCTAGCAATGTCCAAACGCCAGCTGTTGAGCTGTCTGTTCGTTTAAATAGCAGCCATTGCGGTTCATAGCCAAGATTAACAGCGGTAAAACTGCCGCTTGCATCAGTAGTAAACGACCCACAGCTAATCACATTGTCCGCACCAGCAGCACCAAAGCCACCTGCGTTGTGGGCGAATAGGTAGGCAACGTAGGTGTTACCAGAACCGTTTATGTTTCCATTACTTCCAACAGTAAATTGCGTAGATGTTGGATCAACATAGGTTGTGTTATTGCCAAAAGTGATTGTGTTAACTGAGTTTGTCTCTGCAGCAGTAGTGTTAAGAATTGAATAGTAACCGGCACTTTGCCCTCTATGCCACACATACCAACCAGCATTTGCGTCTGTTCTTTTAATAATGAGACAGCCAACAGTGCCACCTAGTGAATGAGCAATATTTTGAGTTGTTCCATTCCCCGTATAAGTCACCACATCAAAAAACTTAGCTTGCTTGCGGAATGTCCAAGTAACGTAAGTATCTGAACTACCAAAACCAGAAACATCGGTAACAAAACCAGTTGATGAGAAACTTGTTGGGGTTCCGTTTCCGGTGGCAGTTTGCTCGGCTGCGGTTGAATTACTTAGCAATGATTTTCCAGAACCGCGCACAGTATCAGTCAACCTATGGTTTGACCCTAAAGTTCTGTCTTTAAACCAAACCATCCCACCCTTACCAGACAGATCAATCCCATTTGTAATCGTCTGTGAGGCACTGTTTCCAGAAAATAGATACGTCGAGAATACGTCCTCGATATAGTTCGCAGCACTACTTACATTGTCTGTTTTACGAGCAGCAAACATTAGATACCCTTACGGAGTGTAGTTCTGAGCAACAGTTACGCCATACCAGTTAGTTCCGTCAGCAAAGAACGAGAAAATATCTTGCTTACTAGCTGTGCTGGTAATCGTAGGAGCAGTTCCAGCAGGCCATTTAACCGTTGACCACGTTACAGTCCGGCTACCAGTACCATCCTGTTTTAACATTAGCAGGAACGACTTACCTGATGTCGCTGTAGGCATCGTAATCGTCGCGTTACCTGTTAACGTAATGATCTGGACTGTACCGTTAGTCAAAGCCAACGTAATAGCCGTACTACTATTCGCTGTGTAAGGAGTCTCAACGTAGTTCGTAACCGTAGGATTCGTTAACGTCTTATTGGTCAGCGTTTCGCTACCAGTCGGTGTAACGTAATCCGTACCAGCTACAGCAGCAGAAAACGCACTCTGACCATTGCCCTTGACAATACCTGTCAAAGTAGCAACACCAGTACCACCGTAAGGAACAGTAATTTCCGTACCATTCCAGACACCAGACGAAATCGTACCTAACGCATTGACGTTATTTGATGCATCTTTGTAAACAGCCTTATCAGCCGCATACGTTACGAATACATCCTTAGTACCAGCACCAAAGTTAACCGCAGTATTGCTGTTCGACGATTTTAGAACCGTAGTCCTAGCCAACGTACCAGCACCTACCGTACCCAACCCTACCTCATAATCACCATTCATAGTGATCGTGTAGTAGCAAGTATTGGTATTGCCAATTGCTGAACTAAAAGTCCGAAAACCCGTTACAGCCCCGTCCAGCGTTAGAGTGCCTGTGCCAGTCGTGGTGGACGTTTCACGAACTCGGTCAGCAATTACGAGAGCCATAAATTACTCCAGAGTCACAGAAAGGTTACCAGTCGAGATAGTAAATACATCGCCTGATGCAATAGCCTTAGAAGCGTCTAGTGGCGTGTAATACAACAAATTACCGCTAGTAGAAGCGTCCAAGATACCGATGTGAGTCACAGTTCCCCATGTACCAGTTGCAGTCGGGAAAGTAACTGACGCACTATTCGTAGATACACCATTACTAGGCGCACCAAACGTCACAGCAGTACGAGCATAGGAACCACCAGATACCTCAGTACCTGTATTACCCTCACCCGGATCGCTAGTGTAAAGACCTACATAAACCGTAGCAGGGCTTGTGTAGGATGTATTGCGGAGCGTAGCGTTAATTAGCGCGTTCTCCAGATAGTTCGACATCTCTGCCATGATTACCTCACGTTGTAAGACATACTCATAGGTTGACCGGAATACTCACTTGCTTGGTCGGACGTAGAAATACCCTCTACCGCCCTAGAATACAAAGCTGCCCAAGTCTGCAACCTCGCATCATTCATTAAATACGGTTCAGCCTCGCCTAAAGCCGCATATAGCAACGCATCAGGGCAATACGCCAGAAACGTATTACTCGCATTAGTATCGCTAAGGAGAGCAGGTTTAGCGTAGTACAACATCTGAGCCGTATAAACCGTATCAGGAACCGGAGCTAACTGCATCTCAGCACCTAAAATCGTGTAATCGATAGGCTTACCAGAGTCGGTTACACGGGCTGTTTCGTAGAATGAATTAGGAGCTTTGTAGCGCAATGTCGATACCGGAGTGGTATTCAAGTGAATATCGCGCATCGATAGAAAATCAGTCGGCAACCCTAGTGTAGAGTCACCTGCTGTTGTAGAAGCTGTAGCAACTACCAACATTTGCCGAATCCGTAAGTCTCGCTGCAAACGGTATTCAGCTAATTGAATAAAATCAGGAATAACAGAAGTCAGATCACTACGCGCTAGGTAGTTAGCTACCGTTGTCTTTAAATCGGTATAGGTAGTGATCGCCATATTATTCCTCTAACTGCTCAAAATCTTTCCAGCCATACTCGTAAGTGCCAATATGCCGGATATGCATCGATAGTTCATGGTCAACATACGTCTGAAAACCCTCTGAACCAGCCTTTACGCAGAAATACACATCCTCACCACAAGCACCGTTTGGCCCCCATCCAGCATCAAACCAAGGCCGACCAGTCTTTTCAAACACTTCTTTACGGATTAAGACAGCACCAAATCCTACCGCTGTGACTTCCTCAATCCCCTGTTTGCCCCTAGAGTCCACATTCGACCACTTGTGAACCATTGTCTCGCCTTCCATGTACTTCTCTACAATCTTAGCAGTTGGCGTGACTGGCTTACGTCTAGTCGTTGCATTAACTCCAACTATAGGCACATCTCTACTTAGCAGAATAGTAATCATATCGTGCGGGAATCTCATGTCGCTGTCAACAAACAACACAGCGTCACAACCCTCCTTCAACGCTACCTCTGCCAACTTCTCCCGCTGATCGAATATCAGCGTTCCCGGCATTGTGTACAGACTCAGACCGCCTTTGCCATCTTTGCACCGGACTGACGCATCATGAGCAGCCATCCTAGCAAAGTCAAAAGCAAACGCTGTATGAACCTCATCTCTTGCTGGAACACATACGCCAACTCTCATAGAGAACCTCTGTATGTTTTCCAAACAGCATTATCAGGATCATTTAGCCACTTAGCGAACCCAACCTCATCCACCACGTTAAAGCCCTTCATAATCCCCTGCTGGTTTAGTACATCGATCACCGTAAAGGGAATACGAGCTACATGATGCAATTCGTTGAGATGACCCGTCCTCTGCTTATCTACCTCCAACTGAGCCTTGTTAGCCTCAATAATCTCCGTTACATCCTGTTTAGTCTCGATGACGATACCACCGTCACCATCTGCGTGTACTGTCTGTGTACGCATAAATCCTTTCGTAGTTCCCCCTAGCCCGTAGGCTAGGAGGATTTGCTACTAATTATAGGCTCATGTCCAGATCGAAGATTCCGCCATGAGCAGCTTCGTTCTTAACTTCCAGCGTGACTTCAGCCAGCAACTGAGTATTCTCAGAGTCACCAGTCTTAGCCAGATCGTTAGTCTGGAACGGACGCAGATACGCCAGAGCCGCATACTCAGGATCAAGGATCAGAGCATCACGGGTACGCATGAAGCGGTTAGGAACAACCGACATAGTGCCAAAGTCAGACATATAAACGTCAGCAGCACCGATAATGGTAGTCGGAGTGTTCGACGGAGCCATGTAACGCTGTGCAGCGATACCAGCAAACGACGAAACCTTCTGCTTACCAGCAGCACCGACCATCAGAATCTTAGGCGAACCACCCGATACGAACACCTCAGACACTACAGTCTTCAGCAGAGCCTCGGTAAAGGTACGCTGAGTACCGTCAGTACGAGTCGATACGCCGATAGTTGCAGGATCAGCACCACCCGAACCAACGTCCGAGTTAGTCTTGATCCACGACAGGATCGAACCGAGCTTACGAGCAGTAGTCGAGGAACCAGCCGAACGACCTTGGTTAGCCAACAGGATAGTCTCTAGGTCACGCTTTAGCTCCTACGAGGCCTTAGCAAGTTGGTAAGCTTTTTCAGATTTTCTCCCGGCTTTATTAACTGCATCCAGAGTACCCGAAACCTGAACGGTCTTTTGGATGATCTGAGTGTAGTTACCAAGACGAACGGTAGGAGACAGAGTAGCCGATGTAGCGTCTGCACCTTCAATAGCTGCGTTACCAGTCGTAGCAGCAGCTAGGCTGTCAGTCTGCCACTCATGATAAACGGCTGTAGCTTTGGTCTTGCCAATCGAACTCATGAAAGGAGTCTCAGTAGGCGAGATGTTATAGATAATGTCGGTCAAATCTTCGCGCTGACCAATCGCGCTATGTGCTGTAAATGTAGGCATGATAATTTCCTATAAGAATCGTTCAAATGCTCTTGCGGCATCAGCAACCCTTCCGGTCTGCTTTGCACGCGCCTTTAATTTCTTCAGTTCTTCGTTAGAATCCCTAGGCTGAGAAACCCCCGGTTTTAATACCTTTGGAGCCTCGTTTACCTTTTTAGTAATTCCGGGCTTAGACGATACTAACTTGTCGTATTGCATCGCCTTCCATAACGCTAGAACCTGCCGAGAATCATAGATTCCCGATAACTCTTGGTCTGAAAACCCTAACTTTAGGCCAAACTCCCTCAGTTCTCGCCGAGTTACTTCACCCTTTTGCGGATCAGCATATTCAGGTAATGCCTCTGCCAGTTTACGAGCCTCAGCCTGTATTACCTGACCAAGTTGCTCCTGACGTTCCTGCTGCTGCTGTTCTGCAATTCGCTGTCGTTCAGCTTGGACTTGAGCCAACTGCTCTTTTCTCCGCTGCTGATCCGTATATGCGATGGCATAACCGATTGGATCGTTTTCCTTTAGTGCTTCTAGGTTTTCACCTTCTGGCTGCTGATTGAGCATTTGCTCGATAATCTGCAACCGTTCTGCGTATTGGTCACGCAGATACCTAGCTTCCTCGATACGCTGCCTCTCTGCTTCTACGGCTTTGCGTTCTTCAGCTACGGCTTGCGATTTCTTTGTATAGTCTGTGCCAAGTTGATAAGACTTGATAAGCTCATCAAGGGTTACCTCACGTTCTTCACCGGCTGCTTTCACCCGGAACTTTTGAGGCTCCTCTTGCTCATCCTGCTCATCTTCTTGTTCTACCTCCGATTCGTCATAAGACTCCTCGGATTCGGCTTCGCTATCATTGGCTTCGGCTTGGAGTTCAGGTTGTTCCTGTTCGGAGCCTTCTTCTCCACCCATAAGACCCATAATAGCGTCGGCTGCACCACCTACAGTTAACTCTGGACTACCGGAATCCGGTGTCGTTCCTTGAGTATCGCTCATTTTTTCTTTCCTAAATTATATCGGGAACCGCCCGAAACGGGTTACAAAATCTTTAATCTTTTCTCCTCGATGAGCTTGTTCGCTGCAAGCCCTTCTAAGTAAGTCTCAACTAATTCCAATGTCCTTAACCGCATATAAGCAGTCTCTCTAGCCTGAAGATCAGAATAATCGCTAGTTGCGAACTTATTAAGTTCAGCAGTCCTAAGATCAGTCATCATTTCCTGAAAGAACTCATCTCTCAGTAGATTCTCAGCCCATTGAACTTTGTTCATGCGGTCAGATTCCCTAGCTCTTTAATAGCCTTCAGGACAATATCAGCCTGTTTCTGCCGAGTAGTCTCATCAGCCAAGTCCATCGCTAGAATAGCTTGTAGTTGCTTAACTGCCAACTCAGCCTCTCGAATCTTCATATCGGCTTCTTGCTGGCGCGTTTTCATCGCCATCTCAAGACCCTTGCGAGTGAACTCAGCCTCTAACGACTGACGTTCTAGCTGTAACTTAGCAGCCTCGATCTCTGCCTTAGCTTGGGTCTTTTCTCGCTCTACCTCAGCAAATATCTTAGTAGCCTCTGCTTGCTGATCCGGTGAAGGTGGCTGTGGCTGAGACAACTGAGCATTTAACTCAGGAGGAATCTCGTTAAGGAAAGCATTAGCGTCCTTGAAACCAGCCGATTCAATCAGTCGTGCCAATGTATCCCGATACTGAGCCACGCTAACCAACGGATTACTAGGGCCAAACTGAGTCAAAATCTGTTCCTGCTTGGCTAGAATCATTTGCAACATCGCTAACTTCTGCTCACGGTCACCAGACCCTAAACCCACGTTTATGCTTACGTCGTACTCGTTAGTCCATGTTCTCGGATCAAACGTCACAAACTTGCCACGCATACGGACAATCTTTGCCTGATCCTGATACTTGCCTAGCAAGTGCAGAATCCCCTTGAACAGCGACTTTACGCCTGTCTCAGCAAAGATTCGTGCTATCAACTCCAGCTTGCCAGAGTTCGACTTCATCATCGCGGCAATAGCCGTAGCCGACACATTATTCAGCACATCTGGATCAAGACCCTGTTGCTGGTCGCTAACACCAGTACGTTTAGCCTGTACACCATCCATATACTCAAGCATTGGGAAAGCCTGAGCCGTTACCGCTGGAACCTCAATAGGCGTAATAGCACCAGCAGACTTCATCCGTACAACACCACCCGGCGTAGCATTTAGAACGTCATCTAGATTCACCTGACCATCAACCACGCCAATACGCGCATTGTTTGTCAGATACAGGTTATCCAGCATCTGTCTCGTTACTGTGGACTTGATTAGCTGGATGTCCATCGTCCGGTCTGCCAATGACTGCCCAAAAAACTTGTGCGGAATCGGGATAGGACAGAGACTATGAAACGGAATCAGATCACATTCTTCGTCATCTAGGATTTCGTTGCCAGAGTAGATATATTTACGCAACTCGGCAATACCATCACCGTTAGCGTCAATGTAGATATAGACCTCGTAAACCTCGACCACCTGCATCGCCGGATCAAGACTAATGTTCTCATCAGGCTGCTCACCCTGAGAAAAACGAGCTACTCGTTCAGTCGTGTACTGAAGGTCATCATAGCTTGGAAGGCCATCCACCACGTCTTTATCAAAGCCCATAGCTATCAATTCGCTACGGGTCATTAGCTTTCTATGCGCTACAAACGGACTATCTTCAATCGATCTTGCTGACTTGCTAATCAGGAATTCTTCTGGTGGCACGTTCTCAATCTTGACGCAGCCGTATTTCTTGGACTTCTTGACCTTGACCGAGTACATCGGAATCTGGATCGGCATCCCCATCGGGTCAACGCCACCATCTATGAACTCTACGTTCTGGCTAGTTACCTCAATGGCAGGATCACTCAGCAACAGGGCTAACTCATCCTCGGTCAGATTCTTGTAGGTTTCCTTGTTGACATCTTCCTGCGCTTCCCAATACGCCTTGACCACGCCAACCTTCATCATTAGCGCGTCTTTGAACCAGTTATGCAGGATGATTAAACCGTCATTCTCGCGGTAAAAGACCCAATTACAGTAGTCTGTAGCCTGTTTAGCAGATTCCTCATCGTCAAGAGTTCTTGGCTCAAAAGAAACAATATCCTCGGTAGTCGTAAAGACTCGGATAAGTTGCGGCAATGCACCGTCGATAGCCTCAGCTACCTCACCAGTAACAATCTGGCTGCGACCTTCTACCTCGTTGCCATAGGGATAACGTAGGTAATACTCCAACGCTTTAGCACGCTGGTCGGTAGTCTCTGTATCTACGTACCCAATAGCATTATCTATCTCGTTCTCGATAATGCCTTTGATTTGGCCTTCGTCCATCTTCATAGCAAACCCCTATGTTTTGCTAATTATACAATCCATTTGGTCGAAATTGGCAATGCTGACTGCCATGAAGAATCAGTCTCGTCAAGCCCTATCGCTAAGTAACGGAAAGCGTCTGAAGCATGGCTAGAATAATCGTGTAACGGCTTCTCATAAAATATCTGCCTACGCTCGTCATGCTCCCTGCGGTAGTTCCTTAGCGCGTTAAGCCCGTTCTTGGTTCTCGTGTGGAACCAGCATCTCGGCAACATCCGTCGCACAGCCTGTATCCCGTCAGCTACGCTAAGCCTTGGCGCAATCCTAATATCTAGCCCTGCTTCCTCTAATACTTCCTTGCGGCTCTTTCCTGTGCCTAGCTCTCGCACTTGTACGTCGTGCGGCAATATCTGGCTAAATTTCTCGTAATCGTTATCTCTTAGCCAACCTACGTACCAGTCCAGACCTACCCCATGATTCTCCACGTAATCGATTAGTCGAACTTCCTTTCCAGCCAGTTGAGCAACCCATATAGAAGTTGAGTCACCCATTCCAAGATCCCATGCAGCGTAGCTACGACACAGACCGTCAACAGGAAAATCACTAATACGACCGTCCATTTCAAGATCGTTAATAATCTTGCCATAGTAGGAACCCTCGACAGCAGCGTTAAAACTACACTCGAATTCCTGATTGTACTTGTCTTCGCCCATCTCTCGATAGGCAGCCTTTAGTTCTGAGTCAGGTAGAACTCCGGTCTGGCTAGCCTTGAACTCAAGATATTTCCATCCCGGTTCAGCCTTAGCTCTGTCGGCTAAAGTGGCGAAATGGTTATTCCCGCGAGGAGTACCAATGAACAAACACCAGCCAAGACGATCTGCCAAAGCTGGACGTAGGATTTCATTCCAAATCTTAGGGTTCTGGTCACCAATCTCGTCGAGACAAACTCCGTCGTAATACTGACCGCGCAGAGAATCGGGATTATCAGACCCATAAAGACTAACGCGACGCCCATAGAAATCAACCCGTAACTCAGCAATGTTGACAGTTGCATTTAGTGGTCTCGTGTATTCCAGCAGATAATCCCAAGCAATACGTTTAGCCTGACCGTATGTTGGAGCTATGTAAGCAAACCGAGGATTCGGCTTGTCACACTCTATGGCTGACTTGATTAGATGATTGATCGCTGCGACAGTCTTGCCAAATCGTCTGTGCATAACTCCGACAACGAAACGATGGGTGTCTAAAGCCTCATGCAACTCTACCTGATGAACTCTAGGTGTGTACGGTATAACGATCTCTGTCATGCAGTCTTTTGATACCCGCAGTTCAGACACTTGCTATTGACCAGAAATGCGCTGCACATAGGGCAGTTCGTAGGCTTGTAACTCATTTCTTCCCTCCCCACTTGATAACCATCTCCTGAGCTTCCCCATCCTTGCCCGTTACCTCTGTCCTAGCCAGCTTAGGCACATGGTACTCACACAGCTTGTTCATTAGGTCTAGAGCCTTGTATGGATCGTCTTTAGCCACCTGTGTTAGCCATTCATCCATGTTCTCGACATTACGCTCTAGTAGCCTTGCAATAGCTTCCTTAACGATACTTGTGGACTTATTAGGCACTCCTTTAGGTCTACCCGGACCTGCTAGTCCTTCTCCGATTTTTTGTGTTTCTTTAACAGAATTTGTTTCCATTTTTGCACTATCCTCTGGATGTCATGCTTACTTCTTTGGTTTCTTCTCTTGCTTTTTTGGCAATTCTACTTGAGTTGATCCTATTAGTCCTACTGGCAATCCTGCTGCCAGAATGTCTGTCGATCCCATCTTAGCTGGATCGAACTGAGCAAACTTAGACCGTATTTGAGATGGGTTGAATACTACGCCTACATCAATCAGTTTTGCTGTTCCTGCTCCCGGATCATAAGTATTTCTCATAATCAACGCATCATGCCCACCAGCTTTAGCCTGAGCCACAAGGTCTGCGTAAGTCTGATCCCTATATGCACTACCTTTAAAGTCGTAAACCATCGGATTCTTATACCGCAACGCTATAGGTAAAACATTTGCCCCACTCTGAACATCTAGGGCTAATCTTTCGGCTGTTACAGACTTGTACTTATCAATGGCATTTACTACGTCAGCAGCTTTGTCTTTTCCTAATTTATTTATTAGTTCTTTTTTAACAGTTTCTAGTTGTGCAGGATTGTTATACCAGCCGTATCCCATCAATTTTTTAAATGCCGCATCTGACGCTTCTGCTTCAGACTGAGACATTGGCTTGTTATACCAAGCATCTTGTATTTTAGATAACATCATATCGCGGGCATCGCCATGTTTAGCAACTAACGACTGAGCTTGGTTCATTCGTTTTGTTTCTAACTCCTCAGCAATTTGTATCTGCTTTTCATATTCTGACCAATTTCTATTTTTTTCAGCAGCGGCTGCTTTACGCATTGCTTCTCGGTATTCTCTACTTCCACCAATCTGAGCATATCCTGATGCTTGATCCGCACCATGACCTTTCATTGAAACCGTATTCATGGCTTCAATTTCTGCGTCTGACTTACCCAATCTTTTCAAGAAAGCAATAGTATCTGGATCGTTAGATTTGCGAGTCATCTCCTTTGGTGGAGCAATCGGGTCTCTAGCAAAGAAAAACCCTTGTTTTGCACTAGCAGCACCCGTAGCCTCACCAAGTAAATCTGGCTTAAATTCCTTAATATCTCCTGTCGTGCCGTGATACCAACCAGTATCGTAACCCTGCTCTAACATCCTTTGCTCTGGTGTACCTAACAAACCTGATGCAACTTTAGGAGTCTTGATGCTGCTCTGGAACTGAGCTAGATCAAATAGCTTCTGATAGTACGGAGTCTGCGTTATATCCCCACCAGCTTGCTGAACAGCACGATACTGCTGCTCCTCTGCCCTAGTAGGCAAATATCTAGCCGTAGTCTGAGTTAGCCATTCCTGCGGATTACTCGCAAGCAAGCCAAGACCAGCCTTAGCAGCCTGTTTCTGTCTGTCAATCGCGCCTAATGCGCTAGAAAGTAATCCGTCAGCCATAGATAGCCTCGTACATATCAGGACGGTTCTCTTTTATCCACGCCCTAGGTTCCTCATGGCATTTCTGGTAATCCATCCCCACTGTCTGACTTCCAGCATGATGAACATACGCCCTGCTTACGAAATGCCTAAATCCCGCTTCTTGCAGGTCATGGCAAATTATATTATCTGAATACCAATTAGTGCTAGGAAACTTTGCCGTATCCCATGCCTCTCTAGTTATGGTGGCAAATATTGGTGCTATCACCTGAGTTTCTTTGATGAAATTTTCATGGCTCCATCTCACCCCAACCCTACCGCCACCTTCAAATCTAATATTCTGGTCTGGCAACACATAGTCGCTTCTTGCGCCCAAAAATCCTATTTTTTGAGCATTATCCTCAAGAATCCGCTTATCCTCGCCCAATAACTCAATAGTTTGGGGATTCAGTACGACATCATCGTTAGCCACAATCAATGAATCGACTGCGACCCTTCCAAAAACGTCGCTGATGGCTTCATTATATGAGTCTCCAAAATTTCTACCAGTATTGGGTCGGACGATAACATTGGGCAAGATCCGCTTGAATCTCTCTCCTCGGCTAATGTCAACGCTATAAACGTAAACCGGGGTGGTAGGTGCATATATCTTTATGCTTTCCAGCAATACCGAGATACCCGGATTGCTTACGTGACAAATGACTATGGCTTGCATAAGCCCCAAAAATATAAGTCTGCCGGACTAAAGTTACTGCTGAACTCGTAATGTAGGAACTTGTCCATGTCGCAGTTTTGCAAGAAATCCTGTTCCGTTAGGTTTTGGTAGTAATCACCGCAAAATGGCGCATCCTCTGGACTTGTACGCCTCGTTCCATGCTCAGGTCTGCCAGTCGTAGCACAGGTCATGATGACGATCCCTGATGTCATCCTAGCCATGTTCTCGAACGTCTTTACCCACTCAGGATTATGCTCGAAACACTCACAGGATATTGCGACGTTGAAACTCTTGTCAGGAAAGTCTAATTCCTCTCCCTTAGCGACAATGTCAACACCTTTGCCCTCGCCGAGATCAACCCCAAGATATTCACAGTTCTCAAAGAACTGCCGGACTGAACCGTTAATGTCCAGACTACCTATCTCTAGGACTTTCTTACCGGAAAAGAATTGCGGAAAGCGACGCTTAACCATCGCTACAAAGTCTAGCTGACTCTGATGGCTCACTTTTTATTTCGTGCAGAAATAGCTTTAGCCTTAGCCCTAGCGTCAGCCTTAGAACTGGCTCCCCATGCCTTCAGGCTTAGGAGTAACCGAGTAGGCTCACCGTTAGGCTTACGCTCTGGCCCCGGCATATTACCCATTCTTGCTAGGAAACTAGCGCGTCTAGGGTTATCTCCTGACTTTACAGGAGCCTTTAGGTCAGAACCGGGGTTAGCAGCCTCATAGGACTTTCTGCCCTTCTCGTTAAGACCACCCTTCTTATTCTTGCCTTCAGTCCTCGTCCATGCCGGAGTTTTTTTCATCGTCCATTTCTCCGTATTCGTTTTCAGCTTCCATCTTAGCCATCTTTAGCATGGTCTTTTCACGGTTTGACATCTTTTCCGTTACAGGACCACCAACTAGCCAAGCCGAACAAGTCCTATCTGCTGCACACTTGAACTCGAATAGCTCACAATAACCTAGATCAGCCGAATCTACGACCTCGTTAGCGTAAGTCTCAGCGTCAGATTCCTCACCCTGAATACCGCCAATGATGCACTCCATCATCTCAGGAGTCTGGATAAATGCAGAGCAGTTGCCACAACGCATCGTTTGAGCATTTTCAGGAGTCGTATTCCACTCCTCAGCTCGTTTATCCCAAAAATCTTCTGGTTCTTCAGGATTCGCTGGCCCATAACCTACGTTTTTAAAAGCCCAATCACGTTTTTTCAGGTTGTATTGAATGTCGTAGGTGGCTTTAGGACAGTTCTTCATTTCTTAACCTTAGCAGTCTTAGCCGCTTCTTTAAAAGCCTTAGCGGTAGGTGCGCCCTTAGTTCCCGGCTTACGCATCTTCTCCTTACTGCCAGCTTCTATCCGCTTACGCTTTGCATGGATGTTGGCATAGAGTCCGGGCTTCATTTCTTCTTCCCCTTAGCTGCTTTCTTGCCCTCTGAAATCGCTATTGCAATCGCCTGCTTAGGATTCTTTACGACCTTGCCATCCTTGCCGCTGTGCAAAGTTCCTTCCTTAAATTCTTTCATTACCTTGCCAACCTTAGCTTGCATCTTCGTGGGCTTCTTCATTTAGCAATTCCTCGACTAGCTGTTGGAGTTCCTGTTCGGTAACCCCGTATTTACGCTCGAAAGCCTTACGACCTAAACCGTGATACCCAGTATTACCCCTGTGATGCTCAGGACATAGCGGTATTACGTTGTCGTGAGAGTTTCGAACCCCCATCCCTAACCCCAAACCTCGGATATGATGAATCTCCGCAGGAGTGCCAGAATAACCATTTTTATAACAGATAATGCACCCAATGTCAGCAACTTTACCTAGATACTGAGACTCTCGTTTTCTCACTTATTTTTCCCCTGTATCTTCTTTTCTATTGCCCTAGCAAACGCATATATTTCTTCAGAATAATACGATTCTGCGTTACCAAAATGCCTGTCTGCTAACCGCTGAATCTGGTCATCCGTTAGCTTTTTTAGCTTTAACGGTAACTCTTTCGGAGCAAACAAGGCATCTTGGTTAGGCATTTGGCAAGATAGCTACCTTATGATGCCTATAGTTTACCCAATGTTTTTCTCTTTTAGCTTGGCTTCGATGGCACGGGTAAGAAATTCGGTAGATACAACGCCCATTGTTTTGCCTCGAATGTTGTACAAGATTTCCTCTACTTCCTCATCCGTCAGCCCTTGCCATTCGACAGCTTTAGCTGGCGCTTCGTCGCGCTGTGGTGGGGCGGAATTCAATAACGCACAGTCCGCCAACTTCTGCGCTATATCTTTTACTTGCTCCATATCTATTTCTTTCTTCCCACGTTCAAACGCTTCATCAATCAACCGCGCAACTTTGGCTGGGTCAAGAAAATGTAGTGGGATGGGGTAGAGCATGGTTCCGACCGGCAACTCTGCAATCTCGTCTTCATCAAAATCAATGCCGTGTTTCTCGCCGTTCTCATAAGCAACCCACGCCACCGGCTCCGGTTCAGGCTGCGCTAGTCGGGCGCGGAGTGCTTCATGTGCTTCCATACATGCCGCTATATATGGCCTGTTGTCACTCAGCGCAGAATCCAACGCATCCAGCGCTTGCTGCATCAGTTCTCGGTCAGTCATCGCACACCCCTATCAAAGCAGCGCAGCTACCACCCGCGCACATGTAAACACCATCCTGCCAACCTAGTGATGCACATACCACTATGCCGCCAATGCAGACGTACAGCAAAATGAGTTTTTGGCTAGTCATCGCCCAGATCCAGTAACATCTTCTCGCACCGCTTCAGGTACCACAGCGCATCGGCTCCGTCTGCCATAGAAGCGGCGAAGTACTCTTGCCCATCCTTACCCATACCAGCGATCACGACACACTCCAGCTCGCCGACTGCGTTCTTCAGCACAAGGTCAGGGTCAATGTCCAGTCGGGTAATGCCGCCGAAAGGGATTACGTTGTCAGTCATCGCTGCGCTCCTCGTAGTACATTAATTTGTACACATGTGTTTTTGCTCTGGTGAGATAGCTTCATCGCAACTTCTTGCAGCCTTTTGCAGTCTTCTAACGTCTGCATGGGCGGTGAATACGCCAAGCCACTTGCATATGAATCAAAAGACACAAGTACCCAAACCAAAATAAATGTCATGGCGCACCCCTTTCTCTAATAGCGAACGCGCAGCGATCTGCATACCCGCCTTCGAACCCATCCTCATCAGAAATCTTGTCACACAACGCAGCACACGCCTCGCGCTCCAAATCAATCGCGTATGAAATCCTATCGCGCAAGTTTTGCTTACCAGCAAGTGCCAGATCAATAATGTCATCTCTGTTCATTGCTACCCCTAATCGTTAGATTCTCCAAACTCGGATGAGGCATCATCTGCTTATCAAATAACCGCTTATACACCCTCGCAGCCTTCTCAGCCGTGTAATCACCCATGTTATCCACAGAGTCACAGTTCGGACAATAGAACAAACCCTCTCCGCTAACCGCACATTGACCACCCGGAATCTCTACCCAATCATCCACAAAACCGCAGTCAAAACATATTGCTAAGTTGCTATCGTCAATCTCGTTTACGAATTCCATATCTAGTCTCCTTATTGAGTATTCCGGTCTAAACCACGATTAGAGGCTTCCTGTGACCTCCAGACATCTATCCTTGCCTGTGCTGCTACCAGCATCCATCTAAGCCCTTCAGCCTTCTCTACAGCCGCCTTAAGCCCGTCAAGTACAGCGAGATACTCTGGATGGCTATAAGCCTGATTTTCCCGATCCGCTACGGTATTGCCGATAGCAGATGAGAACAGCATGGCTTTCTTGCTTTTGCGGAACTCCTCTAGGTAAGTCACCTCAGCCTTGGCTTGAGCATAGGCTTTAGCATTTTTAATCATGTAATTGATTGCTTCATGAGGGTCGATTGAGTTCATATTTATCTAAATTTTCTTAATTTATCTTGTTGGATTCCGTATCCAATCCCGTGACCTAAATCTATTTTGTTTCCATCATTAAACAAAACGTTGCCATATTCCCATCCAACAATATCCGCACCTTCATCATCAACTATTGCCAATATGTACACATCGCATGATTCATCTTTTTTCTTCAAGGTAGCCAGTAATCTGCCATTTTTATGCCTCGTTGATTTCACATCTATTGTTTTCCCTTTTGAAATTAAATCGTGACCACCTTTTCTAGGGCTAACTGATAAATCAACGCAAACATTCAACATCTTTGCTACGCAATACTCGGCTACGACACCATCAATATCTATCGACCAAACACAGTCTTTACCTACTTGCTGATCCTTAACATTCTTCATGGCAACAGAACGCCTCATAACTCCCAACGTCCTGCATATAAATAATTCTTCATCCGTAAGATTAACTCTCATATCTCGTATTTCTCAATCTAAATATTTCTATCAAGAATCATTCCTCAATAGTTTCCAAACAAGAAATCCTTACAGCCTTAATAGCAGCCTGTGGATTCGACACTACCGCTACCTGACCTCGCCATGTTTGATGCCAGATAACCTGATCCGGTGTCAGCTTGGCTTTCTCGTCTTTCTTTATTTCTAACAAAATGTTCCTGCCACGATAGCCCACCAGAATATCCGGGCATCCCTGACCGACTCCATGTAAGTGCTGGACATCCATGCCTACTCTGCGTAATTCTTTAACGATTTGCGTCTGGTTTGTGTCCACCTTCTTAAAGACCACGCCAATCCCCTTTTTTGCCTCGGTTCCCTAAACCCCATTGCTGTTTACAGTCAGCCTCTAGCTGGTCAGCCACTTGATGCCCACGTTTCTGCCTAACAACGCTCAGATACTTTAAGGCTGAATCCCTGTCTGCTGCTCTCCAAGCTAGTACCTGCCTAACCTCGCATCGATGTCTTTCAGTCTCTAAAACGTCCATTGTTGTCAAAGTCCATAGGTCTTGATCCTGCCGATTCCACAAACTGCTGGCTTGCCGAGTGATACCAAAGTTGATACCACTCCTGAGCCTCACCGTTACGCTGCTTCTCGTTCATTAGGAACGTATCGCCTTGGCTCTCATCTATCTGCTCACCACGATTGCGCTGGTTTTCTTTCTTCTTGTTACGCCACACAAGAAAGACGTTATCCACCTGATCGCTAATGGAACCAGAGCCTTTCAAGTCATTCTTATTCGGCGTAACCTCGTCACTCGCCTGTTTCCGAATATGGTGGACTAGGTGAATGTGTACGTTATGGTCACGAGCCAATGCCGTTAGCTCATCAATAAAGTTCTTCTGACCATTAAAATCATCCTCGTTCTTTACCGTTTTCATTAACGAATCGATAAATATATGCTGGACACCTAGTTCCATAGCGCAATATCTCGACATAGCGATAACCTTGTCAGGGCTAGTCGTTCCCTGCTGGTCGTATAAATATAAGGAATCAGCCGTATATTTCTCTAATCTTGCTAGAAGTTTTGTGATGTAACCCTCACGATCTGACGTTAGCGGATCATCTACATACTCACCTGCAAACTGTCGCAGCATCCTTTCTAACGTCTTTTGTGGCTTCATCTCAAACGACGCAATGCAAACGCATTGTTTCTGCTTCACTAGGTGCAAAGCTATCTGTCCAGTCAATAACGACTTGCCACCGCCGTTAGAACCCGCATAAACCGTTACTTCTCCGGGTCTAAACGCAAAAGAATCGTGCGTCTTAGTCCAAGGCAATAGTATTTTTGCATCTCTGTTAGTGCTGAGATAGCTTTCCTTTATTGCATCTAAGAAATCCCTCGCTTGTTTTACCTTTAGCGTTACATCGTTGGCATGAAGATATTTCTCTACGTCAATGCTATCCGACTTGATAATCCTCAACCTCCTCGCCTCGTCTAGCTGTTCTGCTCGTTGCTCCAGACTCATCCTGTCTCCCTTGTTGATAAAGTTTATTTAAGGCAAAAACGCTACCTACCCAAAACCCCGGTGTTACCTCGCTAAAGCCTAACTCAACTAACTTTGATTCAGTCATAAATAACTTACCGCTTCGTTAATTCGTATAAAAGCCGTTTTAAGCCGTTTTTTATCGGTGTCTGATACCTGCCTACCTTCGGACAAATCAAACGCCGCTATGGACGTAATAAGTGCCTCAAATTGGATTATTTTCATTAGGTCTGTTGCATAGAAAGGCCGCTTGACTGGTTTATTGCCGTTATGAGGTGTAAAAGATTGGTTTTTAGGAAACAGATCGGTCAAGTCCATGCCTACGGCTGAAACCACTTCGTAAGCCGAACAACCAGCAAAGCACTTCAGCAGAATCCTGCCATCGTCTGTTTCCGTTATGGCAAGTGATGGTCGTTTATCTTCATGCGCTGGACAACAGGCTATCCAATGACCGCGCTTGCCTTGCACCTTGTCGAGCTTGTTTAGGAAATCTCCAATCATTTGACGATCCTTCCGTTAAAAAGATTCGGCGTACTGGCGACCATAACTTCATCCTCCCAACGCTGACCATTAAGCCATGACGCTGGATGAGGAATAAACTTTTCTTCTCTAGCGGACAGATTCTGCTTAGAAACTGCTGAGATTATTTTTTTCGTTAGGTCATCATCAGGCTTAAGTTTTAGCCAAGCCTTGAGTGCATTAGGCTTTGCTACCTTACGAGGGTAGTGTTTCCAGAAAGTATCAAATCGATCAATATATTCTTTATTAACTTGGTTATTGGTTATTGGTTTATGGTTATTGGTTGGTTGAACGTCCGTTGAACGGATGTTGTTCCGACGTTCAGCAGACGCTTTACCTGCGTTACTAGCTTGCTGTCTTTTAGTTTGAAAATGCTTGATTTCCTTGTCAACTCGCTGATGAAACCAACCTTCATCCGTTAGCGTAAAAAACTCCTCTAAGACCGCTTTGACCTCAGTTTCGTACTCACGCATATTGATCTGTCGTGCAACGGACGTTAAACCGGCGTTCAACGGATGTTCCTGCAAGTAATACGCATCTAATAATCTTCGATAAGCCAAATCCTCTAGGTTAGTTAAATGCCTAGTGTGGCTTGCATAATCTCCAATATTAAATTGGTAATAGTGCATAGCTTTTTCCAATAAAAAAAGCCCTAGGAGAGACTCTCACCGTTTCAGGTGTTGGCGGACTAGTGGGTACTAGCAGAGTCTCTTCTAAGGCTTACCCAAACACGCCGCCAAGCGTGAGCAAATCATACCTTTATGTTTCTAATGATGCAAGTCCTACAGACCTCGCTATCCTTAAATTGCCCTATTGATCTTGTTTTTTTGCAAACAGGGCATAGACGGGTACTAAAGTTAAAGATCGTTCCCGTTCCAAGTGTGCCGGACTTTCGACGTAAGTGTTTTAAATTTTCGGTTTCCAATAGGTTGACCTCGTGGGCTTTCTTTAGGTAAAAATCTTTGCACTTCTTCCTTTTGTTGCTTTTTTGGTAATTCTTTTTTCTTCTTCATAATTGTGCCAGAGTTACGATGTTTCGTAATAGAATGTTTCTATTGAGATACAGTTCTCTATAGAAATGTTTTTATTTAGCAATATGTCGTATTCATGTACTGTGTCGGAACTGCAGTTTACTAGGAGATTAGATGATGTTTAACGATAAGCAAGAACTTGAGCAATTCCTAATCGGTACTTTACAAGATGCGTACCCAAGCGAATTAACCGCTATGTACAAAGATACATTAAGCCAGTCACGCGAGGAAAGATTAGAGTCAGAGTTGTGCCTGCTATTAGAGACTTGCGCTGTATTTGAGTCCGATGCAGCTAAACTACAAGCTGCGATTCGGCGACATATGGTAGGCATCGTCAATCGCTTAGTCAAAGATTCAGACCTGCCAGATTACGTCGAGACTAAAGCAGATCGTGACATGGATCATGGCTGCTGGCTGTATCAAGAACGCAAAGATCGTGAGGCAGAAGGGCGATGAATCCTAAACACGCAGAGATCGACAACTGGCAACTAGCAGAAGTGATCTATACATTGCGATTACTGATAGACAGGCTAGAACGTAGAGATTGCTCTGATAAGGATAAACAGATAGTCTTTATGGCTTACAGAGCATTACAGCATACACCGCCAGTAGTACAAGAGATAGTCAATCAACTAGAACAGGGGAACGAAGATGAATAAATTATTTAGAGCAGATGATAAGTTAGCAGACTTTATTGACCGTCATGCAGGCTTGGTAATAGCCGCATTATTGTTAGTAGCGTTGCTAATGGACAGCTTTCTATGAAAAGAACCTTCCCATGTATCCTAGACCAAGAATTCAAATATGTACCGTCTAGCAAAACAAATATTCGTCGCACTTTTGACCGCATTAGAAAGGAGCAAAGAGAAGCTACAAAGATACAGACTACTACGCAAACACAATCACACAATATTATCTTCAATAAAAAATTCGCTAAGGGATAAATAAATGGATAACCAATTAGATAAGCAGGTTTACGAAAAATTGCAACGAGCTAGAGTAGAGTTGCAAGGCGTAAAACTAGAGAAGTCCGGTCATAACAAGTTCGCTGGATATAAATACTTTGAACTTGCAGACTTCCTGCCTACGGTGAACAAGATTTTCTTTGATGTTGGCTTATCGCATACGTTAGAGTTTACGGATACGCTGGCAACTATGTTGATTGTTGATACTGAATTAGGTGGAAGTTGTAAGTTCACTTGCCCTATGGCTACAGCAGAACTTAAAGGTTGTCATCCAGTACAGAACCTCGGAGCTTCAATCACCTACATTACTCGTTATCTGCTGGTCATGGCTTTAGCTATCTGTGAACACGATGCTTTAGACGCTACAACAGGCAAGGATGAGCCTAAATCTGCAAAGCCAATCACTAAGGATGTATTTGATTCACTGGATCAGCAGTCTCAGGATGAGATTAAGAGTTATGCAGCAGACATCATTATGATGCTACACAAAGATCAAGTAGGTGACGCTGTGGAGTACATCAATTCTCTGGAACTAGATGCAGATTGGAAGGCTGCACTCTGGAGCCAGTTGGATAGCAAGCAACGATCAGCAATCAAGAAATTCGCACAAGGATAATCATGAAGAAAAAATACGATGAAGATAACTCAGGCACACTAGGTAAAAACACTAGACAGCGACCTGATAAAAAAGACCCTGAATACTCAGGTGAAGTTAAAGTCGATGGAACAGAATACTGGCTATCTGCTTGGATTAAAACGAATGGTGAAACAGGTGAAAAGTTCTTCAGCCTAGCGTTTAGACCCAAAGGCGAAAAGAAACCTGTAGAAGCAAAGCAAGAATTTAAGGACGATGACCTTGGCGATGTGCCATTTTAGGAGACACTATGTTTACAGAACAACAGCAAAAGCAACTTAAGGACACCGTTAGACCTAAGATTGGCGAGGAGTATCAGTCAACAGAAAATAATGCCCTTAGCGTGGTTATTGAGAAACTGCGGTTTGAATCACCTGAGAAGTTCTTGACTGATTACTCAATGGAGAAACGAGTATTTTTCCATCAGCCTAGACAGGTAATCCCAATGGCAGGATATAAGGTTAAATTAAGAGCATAAATCATGGGGGAAATCTGCACTTGCTTAACAACTGTATTGAGTTAAGGATAAATCCTGTGCAGTTAGTACCCCACCATCCACGCCTAGCTGGTAGTGGCGCGTAACTCCAGCAGCATACGCAAGAGTCTCCTCAGGTTCGCTCCTTATGCCTTGTGAGTATGCGGACAGCCCGGAAAGACGGGCATAACCTAACGAGGAACCAATGAAACTATTAGACTTTTTGAAAGAGAAATTCCACATTAAGAATGACCGACAACTAGCGATTATGCTAGGTTGCCAGCAACCTAAACTTAGCAAGATTAGAAATGGTCATTCATCGGTAACCGCTGACTTCATCCTGAAAGTGCATGAGACTTTCGACATTCCCATCAAAGAAATTAAGGCTTTGTTATGAGCTACGAACAAACTGAGTTACAGGTAGTAATGTGGGGTGAAAAGCGAGGCATTATCCAGAACTCAGATAGCAAAACTCAGTTACTCAAAGCCTTTAGCGAAATGGGGGAACTAGCGGATGCAATTACCAAACGAGATCGTGCAGCAATTATTGATGGACTTGGCGACGTTCTTGTTTGCCTCACTATGGTGGCTGCTATTGAGGATGTCGATCTAAAGTCCTGTTTTGCATCAGCCTACGAGGAAATTAAGCACCGCAAAGGTTATCTCAATAAAGAAGGCGTTTTCGTAAAGGAAGTGTAATGGGCAGACCTAGAAAGAATCCTGATGACCCTAAATGGAATATAAACGAGTCACCAGAGCAAGAAAGCACCATTTATGATTGGCGTATCTTCTTTGCAGCGGCTCTTGGAGGCTTAATCGCTAGAGGAGGTGGGCTATCCTACGACCAAATGATAGCCACAGCCTCTCAGATAGCTACAGACGCTCAGACTGCTATCAGTTCACCACGGAAGTAAACATGACCCTCGTCCACCACCTGACATAGTTCAGGTGGCATCAGGACACCATCAATAAAGTTCAGCACCGCAAACCCTGACCGCCAGTTTTTAGGGTTATCTTCTGCGTATTCAAACTGACACCCATCAATGTCCGCTAGAGTGCCTGTATCTACACCGTATCTAGTGCCGTTGTAGTCAGTCCAAGGCGTGACTTTAAGACTGTGCAGGTGTCCAGTAACGATAGAAACGCCAGACTTCATCGTATTGTTATAGACCGCATGAACGCCGTTGTGCCAGCGATGCTTAATCATCGTATGGTCGTTAATCATCAGGCTAGTTGAGAACTTCCAACGTGGGAAATGGTCTTTTAAGTCCATCCCATGAATACCCTGCCAAGTATCGCCTACCTGATTGACCAGACGCGAGTTAAACCGCATATCATGGTTGCCGTAGTTCCAATGTAGGACAGACCCTTTAGCAGCTTTCTCAATCTCTCCTAGACGCTCCTGACAGGCTTCTAGCTCCTGTTTTACGCTAGGCGTAGAACCCCAAGTAATCTTAGGGTGTCTGGAGATACTAGCTCCGTCAAAAACATCCCCATTCATAACGACCATCTTAGGATTAACCTTGTGGATGATGTTTACAAATGCGCGATGTGCTGTAGTAATAATCTCAGGGAAATAGTGACAGTCTGAAGCGACTAAAACATACCCATTTTGTAACTCTGCTGTTACCCTGACATTATTTTCTGGATATTTAACATTGAAATCTGGAGAACGTGGGTCAGAAGATGGCAGGATAATGTTGTATTTGTTTTCTAGGTTCCTGCGCCTTGCGTAAACATTTCTTTCGTTAAGACCTAATTCCTTGGCAACAGCAGCGTTACTACGCAATCGATCCCACGTTCGGATAAATTCCTCATCCGAATATTTAGACTTTGACATACCAACTCCTAATTGGTTACACGCTTAAATTCCCCGCACCATTGATCTTTGCCAACGATTGCAAAAGAAAAGCTCATACCACCATCAGGCTCTATCATCACAGTAGGTGGCAGCCTGTGACACTCCCCAAACTCCTCTTTTTTGCTTGCCTCTAGGAAAACACAAGTTTCACATCGAGGCATCCAATCTTCTTCTTTTTTCTTCTTCAAGGCTGATTATTCCCGACTTCAGGTTCCTTCGATAAGTATTCAAAAGACTTGATAGACCAGAATCCTGTCTGCCCATCCTCGAATACGACCATTACACGCTCATTTTGCAACATCCAGCAGAATCGAACCACTGTCTTGCTATCAGCACCAAATGCGTAACCGTCACGCATATCCTTAGATTTACAATACTGGTCACGGTTAGCTATGACTGTCCAACCACCCGCATTGTTTTGAAAGCCAGCAGCTTCTGGATACTCATCAGCAATGGCAATTAACGGCAACATTAACGCTACGAGGAATTTCATGGAACCTCCTTGTTGTATTGCCGAATAATGGCCTGTAAAGCCTCTAACCGTCGTATAGAGTCTCGGCATGACTCGTAATTCTCTACTACGGTTTCGGTAAGGTCTTTAGCGGTAACGGAGGCTGCATTAGCTCCGGTGGTACTGGTATCCGGCATGGTTGCTGTTGCAGCAGAGTCGATGAGCATCCCGACAGTAGGATCAATAGGGCAAGTATTCTGTACACGATCAACCTCTTTGAGAATTGTCCGATAAATGACCCGATCTTTCCGGCTTTCTGTGGCTACACTCTCCGCTACAGAATCGGCAACTACCTGCTGCCTCTTGGCAAACTCTACCGCAGCTATGACACTTTGCGCCTTCTGTGCATCCCATTCTCGTTGAACAGTCTGCTTGCCCATCACGTAACATTTCCATCCTGCACCCGCTAGAAACAACGTTATAACCGCAGCAATCGCAACCCTTATTTGCCAAGACATAGCTTGTACTCCTGCTGGCGACGAGCAGTTAAGCCCTTTAATTCCTTGCCGTTAAACTTGTTCCATTTAAGTAATTCACCACAAGCGGCAGGATAATCACGCATCTTTAAGTATTTGACAAGTGTAGATTTGCAGGCTGCACCAGTACCGACGTTATATGCCCAACTAACGACAGCATCCCACTCATGCTGATACATCGGTACGTCACCGATACACTTCTTAAGTTCTCTTTGGAATGATTCGGTATGCTCAGATAACCGAATTAACGCCCTGATAGGATCAGTCTTGTCACCCATCTTGACGTTATGGGTGTCACCGAATCCAAGGGTAGGAACATCACCAGCAACAGGGATGTAAGCAGATTCTTTGTAACCTTCGTGAACAGCAATGCTAACTAACGCCGCCGCAGACAGCGTTACACTAGCCAATACCATTCGTGTGCTACTCATCGTCTAATTGCTTTTTTGCTATCTTTAAGTGCTGGTACTTAAACCAGATATTGATAAATAGACCGATAACAGCAATGGCTAAACCACCTAGCGCAGCGAATTCGTTAGCCGTCAGCCCAAAAAAAACGGCAGAAGCAGAACCGCCGTATGTTGCTATGGAAGATGATTTAGTCGCTATATCAGTCATTTCCCCGCCTCCAATTGCTCAACCCTAGCACTCAATTCTTTCACAGCATTTACAAGTGCAAAGGTCAATTCAGACGTATCGACAATCTTAAAACCATTAGCGTCAGTTCTTACGCAATTGGCAAATGCTGTACCCTCTAGTTCTTGAGCAATAACCCCCACAAAAGCCTGTGATGGGCTATCAGACTTCATGAACTCAGCGGTATAACGGTAATTCTTAGGTTCAACCTGTTTAATCTCAGCCAAGCCCTTACTGTAAGCCGTAATATCCTGCTTATAACGCGAGTCTGAGTACGAGTTAAACGATCCACCACCGACCTTCTGAACGTCTGAAATACTAAATCCAGCCGATGACGAGCCAACAAAAAACTTCATCGCTGACCCGATATAGACTTCCATTACAGCACCAGTCCAGTAGATCGAGTTACCTGTTGACGTAAAGTTATAACCGTTAGGCGAGATAATGCCTGTATCAAACGTCTTAGCACCAGCAAAACTCTGGCTACCTGTTGTTACTACTCCAGAAACCGTAGCAGAAGCCGTAGGCAATGCAGACGATGACCAAGCCGAGCCGTTAGACGTTAGGACTTGTCCACTAGAACCCGGAGCGACTGTCGATACCGCAGATGTACCGTTACCAACAAGAACAGCACCAGTAGATAAGTTTGCTACGCCAGTACCACCGCTGGCAACGTTTAACGTACCAGTAAGGTTTAATGTACCGCTAGACGTAATAGGTGAGCCAGTAACGCCAATGCCAGATAGTCCTGATGTCAGAGCAACGCTAGTAACCGTACCGCTTCCCGGTGTTACAGTACCCCAAGAAACGCTAACGCCATTAGTCGTTAGGTATCTGCCTGAGTTACCTGTTTGGCTAGGAATCAACGCATTGATAGCCGTAGAAGCCGTAGTCTGGCCTGTACCACCCTGAGCAATAGGCAAAGCATTGGTTAGCGTGACGTTACCTGAAACACTCAGGTCACCACCCACAGTAAAGTTATCGCCAGATGTACCTGCTTGCTGGTCTTTCAACTGTGCCATCAACTCACGGATAGCATTGTTGATAGTCGATGGTGGACAACCTTCAGCAATGTTAATACCGTCAATATCGGTATTATTAGCTGCTGTGGCACTAAATTCGCTGATCTTTGTCTTTGGCATGATTACTTACCTTTAGCGCGATTTGCTTGATACATGATGTTATATGCTCTAGGGTCAAATGCTTGTGGGATAACTTGCTCTACTGCCCAAGGTGCGCGAGACAATAAACCAGCACCGTAAGCAGCCTCACCCATTAGTCTAGGAGATGATGCAAGCAATGACGCTGTGGCTAATGGAACGCCACCTGCTGAGAAAGCACCAGCAGCAGTACCTAAAGATGTAGCTCTTTGGATGCCCATAGGAGTCAATTCAGCTAATGATTGACCAGCCAAAGCAGGGAAAATATCTCCACCAGCAGCACTTAGCTCTTTACCTAACGCTACACGCTGGCCAAAGTTTGTATTGACGTTCTTACGCATCAACGACTGTAGCTTACGAGTAGCAGTATCAGCACTAGCCTTTTGGCCTAATGACAATGATCTTTCAATCTCTTTAATAAGCTCCGATGCCTCTGCATAATCACGCATTACCTTCGCATAAGTAGGAGCTTGCTTAGTAATCTCAGACTTTACAGAGTCATAAACACCACCAACTGCTGCTCTAGCTTGCTTCTGTTCGTAAGGGATATTCTCTAAAACATCGCCAATCTTTTGCTTTAGCGCATCAAGACCCTCTGGTGTATGGAAATCAGCAGGGTTCTGAGCTTTCCAATCATCAACAATGTTTCTAACTGTCTCAAGTTCATTAAAGGCACGCTCATTAACAACCTTACCTTTGTAAGATGTTTTATTCTGAGCCGTTTGTACCGCCTGATCTATACCTTTGAAGTCTAGTACGGTCTTATCACCCTTGATATTGACCATGCCAGAGCGATACTGAGCCTGTTTAGCTTGGTTCATGTTGGCAAGATTCTGCTTTGCCATATCCAGAACATCAGTCATTGGCGCAGTACCAGTAATGTTTGACCGGAACTGTTCACCAGCAGTACCACCTTCACGACCAGCTTTATAAGCCTGTTTAATAGCTTCTGTTCCAGCACCAGTAGTCATTCCCAAGACAGGAGCTACAGCCTTACCTACGGTTCCTACAGTCTTTGCAGTTAGCGATAGAGGATCAACCATCGATGCTGCTTTACCCAACTTAGGAACAGCAGCACTACCACCAGTTAGCACAGCAGAAACATCCGATAGAAATCCAGCAGGATCGTTAGCGATAGTGCGTTTAGCTTGCTCTACGCCACCATAACGCTGCACATATATCTGCCCAACTTTATTAGCAACTTCCCTAGATGCTTTGTCCTCACCAATGGCTTGAACAACGCTCTCAGGCAATACATTTTGCAAAGCACCAGCACCAATATCTAAGATAGTCTTGCCAGTCTGCAATGGGCTAGTAACCGCCTCATAGGTTCCCATTAGTACGTTTTTTAGCGAACTAGGGAAAGTCTTAACGGCCTGAGTAACGACCTCTTTACCAGTCATTGACTCGCTTTGTCCAACAGGACGAGCAGAAGCTAGATCAAATGCCATTATTTGACCTCCTTAAACTGTGTCCTATCAGGACTAACCCAAGCCTTATTGCCATTTGAGTCAACATTTAATGTCCAGTTTTTACCAACACCTTCAGGACGAGTTTCTGTTACCTGAGCAGCAGACTTACCTTGCTTCAACACAATATTGTCTGGATTTAGGTTATAGCTATTTGCTAAGTCAACGTATTGCTGTCTAATCTGACCGTAGGTATCTTCAGCAGCCTTATAAGCCAATTCAGCGGCTTTCTTAAAGTCTGCACGTTGAGCAGGGTTTAGACGCTCACCGTTCTGCAAACGCTGTAAGTAGTTACCCATCAGGTCAATAGCACCTGTAGCAGCCATAGCCATACCAAGTTCAGATTCCCGAACTACAGAACCCGGATCAAGCAACTTCATAAACTTGGTAGCAGCAGCCAAATCGTTAGCAGCAGACGGATTGTTAAGAGCATTGATAACTTGCTTATGCGCTGTCTGAACCGTAGAGAACTCTTTAATCGCTGGCAAACCAGCAAATTCCTTACGCAAATCAGTCTCAGAGTTCAATCTGAAATCAGCATCTTTCTTACGAATTTCTGAAATAGCAGACTGAATTTCAGCAGGAGTCATACTGATAGCGTTCTCATTCAATGAGTCAACCATTGGCTGCAACATCGGATGAACATTCGCAAGACTTTTAGGAACAGAACCAGCAAGTTCTTCCTGACGCATCAAGTTACGCAAGCTATCTGCTTCTTCTCTAGCAGCTTTTGCTCGTTCAGTATTACCAGTACGAGAGAAATAAGCCTGTGCTGCTTCTGCCTCTTTTAGTTGTTGCATATAACGTGAGCCAGTTACCACAGTTGGGGTCAACTTCTCTGGCATTGGAGCTTCATCAGGAGATGGAACTCGGAAAGTTTCTGCTTGCCCTTTAAACGGTGGCAAGGCTTCAGGACGCATCCCCATTAAATCAGCAGAAGGAATAGTTGGAGCAGTTTCAGGACGAACTGTAGGCGTGGTAATACCCCTAGCTAACCGACCTTCCTCAATATTGATATAACGCTCTAATGCCTTATCAGGATTTGCTCTGAAATAAGCAACCATCGTAGGATTATTAGCAATTTCTGGAGTCTGAATTACTTTCTCAACAGCCTCTCTAGCTTGTTGCTGTCTTGCTAAGTCTGCCTGAGCTTGTTTTATTTTCTGAGCATTGACTATTTGTCCAATACCAGCCTCATAGGTCTGACCAGCACCAGTAAAACCTTGACCAGCCGCACTTAGTATATTTGCAATTGGCGAACGACTTGTTCTCATAGCTTGAGCCAAGCCAGCACCAAAACCTAGCAATCCCGCTAGGTTAGACCGTTTCTGTAATGCCGCAGACTGTTCTGGCCCTAGCAGACCTTCATAGCCTACTGGAACACCGCCAAAAATATTAGGGATGTAATCTTCTATTGCCATAATGTCACCTAAATAAGACTAAGCTGCGGTACTCCAAACGACGATCTTTGTTGTTGTACTGGTATCTGTTTTCCAGTCATTAAACCCGATCTAGCTCTCATCTCAGCTAATCGCTGTGCATCTTCTTGAGCATTTTGTTGCATCACGTTTGATGCTAGATTCATCTGGAAAGGGTTTTCTTTAGCAAACTTAGTTGCTGCACCAATCTGATCCATTAACGTAGCAGGAGCAGTTATTGATGGGATAAGACCTGTTGAGCCACCTGTAGCAGCAAATGTCGGCATCGTAGGTGTAGCAAATGCCCCCGTACCAAAACTAGCTATAGGCGCACTAGCAGCAGTGCCAACAGGAACCGCACTAGCACCAGTCATTCCAGCAGTCGCAGCCGCATTACCAGCACCTAAAACAGCACCACCTATGCCACCGCCAATCCCGCCCAATAACGCGCCAGTTAAAGGATTCCCGCCCCTAGCGGCAGATGAAACCCCACCTATTAGCGCACCTATTAACATAGGAATAGGTATCATTATTTA